CGCAGCAGGGCTGGGGCTACTCTGATATTCGCGCGGCGGGCATTGACCCGAACATCTTGTTTGAAGCGCCCGCTGCCGCTGCTCCGGTGACTCCGACGCCGGTGACTCCGACGCCCGTGACCCCGACCCCGACCCCCGTCTTCCCTCAACCTGAGCCGTATACCCCTGTCACCGTGTATGACCCGGAGAAGTTCGCCCGGGAGAATGCCGGCGCGGATCTGTACAAGAAGGGCGAGGTGGCGCTGGACACGGCCTTCCGTGAGAGCGCGCCTCGAACCGAGATCCCCGGCATGCCGGGCGCGTACGAGTACACCCCTGCCGCCAAGCTGCGTCCTGCCACGGGCGCCGGCTACAGCTGGACCCCGCCTGTGGTGACCAGCCGTCCCCGGTCCTTGTTGAGTCCGACACTGCTCTCGTACGTATCGCCGTCGCAGCAGTTTGCGCAGTCGCGTGCTTCGCAGGATCAGGCCCTGTTGAGCGCCTTCCGGCAGTCTGGCCTGCCGCAGAACGCGAGCAACTTCTACTCGTGGCGCAACCGGCTGCGCTCTGGCGAGTTCGGGGCGGGCGCCGCGTTTGACCCGGCGGCCTTCCAGTCGGCGTTTGGCTCGTGGGCCTCGACGCAGGCACCGGGAGCCGCGACACAGGCACCGGGGACCACGGCTCAAGGCGCTGCGCCCGTTGGCGGTGTTACGGGTTACTCTGAGATTGCCGGGGGCATACAGCCGATTGACCTTCGGACGTTGCCGACCTTTGCCGACGGCGGGGAAGCGACATCAGCGCGAGGCATGCTAGAACGACTAAAAAGCCGGTAAGGGCGCGTTGAGAACAACGGGGAACGGGCATGGCACTAGACGACAAGATCAAGCAGGCGCAGGCAGAGCTGCTGGCCCAGCAGATGCTGGCCATCGGCAATCAGCCCACTTCCGCACCCTCTCCCCGCATGGCCCGCGCCGCGCAACTGGCGGCACAGCGAGAGGCGGCCGCGTCAACTGAAAGTGCGTCAATGCTGCGCAACCTGTTTTCTGGTGCCACGCAGATCCCCGGAAGCGTGTATGAGTACGGCAGGGGAATTGCACAGAGTGAGCGTCCGCTGGCTGCTTTTGGAGAGGACGTAAGCGCGCTGGCTGGCGGCCTGTATGAGGGCTTTAAGCAGGATCCGGTAGGCTTTACCTTGGACATGGCGCCGATAGTGGGTGAGATTCGTTCTGCCATGGAGTCCCGTGAGCTTTCCAACATGGCCAACGAGGCAGCGGCGGCCGGGGATACGGCACTTGCGGATCGCTATCGGCAGCTTGCTGCAATGGCGGCGGCTGGGGCGGTCCCGTTTGGCGGGATAGGTGCTCGTGGTGCCAAGCGCTCGGCGATGAGCAACATTGTTGATGTTCCTCCGGGCGATGCAAGGGCCATGTTGAATGAGCTGCCGCTTCAAACAGGCGCGAGCGAGTTGCCGACCACGCCCGCTGTGGCTGCGCCTGCCGTCCGCATGACAGAAGGCGACGAGGCGATGGCGGCGGCCCCTGATGCTGAAAAAACCGCGCGTGAAATGTTGGACGAGACCCTGACACCTCAAGAGACGCCCGCCGCCCCGATCGAAGCTGCGCTCTCTGCCCCCTCTGCAGAGGCCAAGGGCCATTCCTTGGATCCGCAGCTGCTGGTCCCGGGAACCAATGCGGCGCCTGCGTTCAAGGTGGTGCAGAGCTTCACGCCCAACAACAAAGAGACGACGCTCAGTAATATCGATGCCATTGAAAATACCTATCCAGACCCGCTGGCCACCTCGCAGCGTTGGATGGACGCGCAGGCGGCAGGCTTTGGTGGAAAGTATCTGCCGGCACCTCCCCGGCAGGCGTTGATTTATCGTCAGGACCCAGCACGGCTGGCCGGCATGCTGGACAGGTTGACGCCCGACCTGAAGGCAGCCGTTGACGAGGGCTTTGGCTACGTCAATTCCATCAAGAACATCTACAACTCCCGCATCGCGCCCCCGGAAACGACGGGCCGGTTGTTCCTGTGGGGGATCCTGTCCCGTGGCGCGGGGCCCGCGCAGCAGGAAGGTGCGTTCCTCGACGTGATGCAGGGGGCCGGGCCCTTTATCGATAAGGCCGCGCGAGGAGAGTTTACCGAGGCCGACCTCGATTCGTGGAAGCAGATGGTTGCGCGATCAATCCCAGAGGGGTCCCCGGGCAAGCAGGTCACGATGAACGCCAACGCGGCGGGCAATCTGTTGTACCAGCTTGGGCAGAGCACGGATGGCGGCCCGTCACCCCTGACGCAACTGCACAACATCCTGTCGGATCCTCGGAGAACGGGGCAGGACTTCCGGCGCTCGTTCTACCAGATGACTAACAATCCGGGGATCGACAACAAGGTGGTCTCGTTTATCGGGCTGGTCGCGGGCAAGGACGACCTGCTGGTGATGGATCGAATCCAGTCCCGGCACCTCTGGGATGATGGCACGTATGGCGGTGCCAATATCTATGACGGCCTTGAGGGCGGCGGCCTGAACACGATCCTCACCGGGCCGAGGGGCCTGATGGTGACCGAGATGTTGGAAAACGGCCTGTCGGACACCGTCCAGAGGGCGTATGCCATGGTGGGCAGGCCTCAAGATGCTTCCTTGGGCCGCATGCACTGGGAGACGTGGCTGATCGCAGGCAACCAGCCGGTATCGCACAGCACGCTGCAGGCAGTGCGCGGCGGCAATCCGATTGGATACGGCGTGACCGAAGGCAAGCGCAACACGTTTTCCTCGAACATGACGTACCGGCAGGCCATCAACGGCCCGATCGTGGAGTACCCACTGTCTACCGGGGAAATCGTTCGGATGACGCCCACGCGGCAGAAGGAGTTTGAGGCCTTTATCCGAGACAAGAAAAATGGCATAATCCCCAAAGGGTTCAAGATATCCGAATCCACAGACAGGCCTTGGTTTGAACAACCCGGCGTAGACAGGAGAAAGCTCGATGAAGCCGCAAGACAATTTGAAAACGCAAACCCAGATGGAAGCCTTAGATCAGGCGATGCTCGGGATTTTGAAGGTCGGGGCACCGTTTCTGAGCGACGCGCCCAGTTCCTCTCAGACTTCCGCAGAGACCGCCTCGCCCTCGCAACCTCAGAGCGTGGGGTTCAGGGACGAGCTGATGGACGTAATCTTGGCGAAGAGACCGGGCCTTACACGCGAGGAGCTGTCTCAACAGATGGACGAGATGGGCTTCTGACATTCTCTCCGGATGCCACCGCGCGAACGATGTATCAGAGCGCGGGCCTCGGTGTCCCTGCCATCCGACAGGTGCCGTCCACCACGGCAACATCGTTTGTGAACGACATGCAAACGATAATGGGGCAGAACAGAACCGCCCCTCAAGTCGAGATAAAGTCGCCGGAGGAGCTTGCGAACTACAGGCTTTTCAGGACTGACGCAGGTAGCGGATTTGCTATCAAGCCCGATGGCGACATCGTTTCCGTGTTTGCCTCCCCCAGCGAAACTAGAGGCAGCAGCTATGCAATGATGCAAGCGGCAGTTCAGGCAGGTGGGCGCAAGTTGGATGCCTTCGATACCTATCTGCCTGACATTTATCAGCGCGTTGGGTTCCGTCCAGTAGCGCGCATACCTTGGAACGATCAGTTTGCTCCGCCAAATTGGAACAAGGACGTGTTCCGTGCCTACAACAACGGCGAGCCTGACATCATGTTCTTTGTCCACGATCCCAAGTATTTTGGGGAAGACATCAACGTGCCTTACGCAAAGGACTATGACGATGCGGTGAGGATGCAGACGGAAGAGCTGAACAGGCTATCTCCCAGCGCCTCAACGCAGGAGCCTCTGTCACAGCAACCCACGGGTATTTTGGCAACATCGGCGTTTGCCGATAGGATTGCAAATTTGCCCGAACCCGCAGATATCGGGGGGTATAGGGGCGTTACGGTTTCGCAGACACCCCGGATGCAGAACAACCCAGTGGGAGAACTGTTTAACCGGGAAATAGTTTCGGACGTTGAGGGGGCGATGAGCGCCTATGCTCGGATCCCCGCGACTAAAAACGGCAAGGTTATCGACACCGATCTGTTCCGAGAATTGAGCCCGGAATACCGTGAAAACCGTGCGCTGGCTTCCAACGTGCATGAGCCTGCTAGTGAGCTAAACAGGGCCTATTTCACTCGACTGTTGGAGAGAACACGGGGGCAGGAGGGAACGTGGCTATTTACTGGAGGCGGCCCGGCATCAGGTAAATCTGCTGCGGTTAGCGACGAGGTGGAAAGTTCGGCGCAGGCCGTTGTAGACGGCACCATGGGCAAGCCAGATAGGGTAGTCCGCGATGTAAACCGCGTGTTGGAAGATCCGACCAAAGATGTTTCGATTGTCTACATAGACCGTGATCCGGTTAAGGCCTTTGATCTGGCGCTGAAGCGTTCCATGTCTATGGAGCAAAATACTGGGTCTGGAAGGACGATACCAGTAAAGGACTTCTTGGACATGCATGCGGCCAGCCGCCGGTCAATTCAAAAGATCTACGAGCAGCTGGGAGACAATCCCCGCGTGGACATACAGATATGGGACAACAATGGCAATGCAGGGGAACAATTCCTTACTACAGTTGACAAAATATCTACTTTTGATTATGATACTACTGCAGAACGAGTGATGACCAGATTGGAGAATGCGTATGATAGTGGAGAAATCAGTGAATCAGTCTATCGCGGGTACAAAACAGGGGGAGATCCAAGAAGGTCTGGATCTGGAGGCGCGTCGGAAGGCGCGTCAGGAGCAGATGCGAGCAGCGATCGCCCGCTCAATGAGGAATCTGGGCAAGGAGCCGCCCAAGGGAATACGGTAAAACCTAGAGGGTCTCTCGAAGACGCACTCACGCAGCTGGACATCACTCCCCAAAGAATGGAGGAGTGGCGCAGCTCCCGCGAAGGCATGCGCCAAGAAAAAGTCCCACAGGTGCAACAGGCCGCTGAAGCACTGCGCGAAGGCAAGATCTCCACCGAAGAGTATCAGCGCACGGTCCAGCAGTATCAGCCGATCAAGCCGCTGGCTGCTGTGCAGAAGATGCCCACGGTCGAAGAGATCGCGATGGCACTGGGCAAAAACGCTGAGAAGTCTGCCGGCATTGTCGGCGTCAACGTCGATCTCCCCGATGGGACGCCCGTGGCGTCACGACTAGACATCCCGGCCTACGAAAAGTACGACACGTGGGTGGTCTCTCTGCACGATGGTAGCAAGGCCGGGGGCCCTGCCATTGGTTATGGACAGGCTGCGGTCATCAACAACGTAGACTTCATGTCGTCGGCGAAGGCCGCCCTGAACATTGCGACGGGGAAATCCGCAAAGGGAACAATCGCGCGCATGTACGGAAGCTGGGAAAATCGCGATCCGCAGGCGGTGGCCCAGCAGGCCCGTGACATCCTGAGCGGCAAGGCTCCGGATGCCGCAGATTGGGCGGAAGTTGGCATGAACCCCTTCCGTCACAGCTATTTCTATAGAAAATCAGACGGAATGCCCGTAGCATCTGCCGAACAGGTTATTCAGGTAGGCCCCTTGGTCCTTGCCAAAAAGCCCGTGACGCGCCCCGTTGAGAGCCCCGAGCACGAGGTCAATACCCCGGAGGGCCCCCGCTATTTCAAGAAAGGCGGCAACGTAGAGCGCGTGACCAACGACAACCGGAAATACTTTTAAGGTGACACGATGCCTATCGATAAAGCCGTCAATCTAGCGCCCGAGTCCGAAGGCATCCTTATCATGGGAGACACGGACGACGCCCCCGAGATTGAAGTCGTCATCGATGATGACGAGGTTGAGATTGAGATTGAGGGTCCCGAAGAAGAAAGGGACTTCTACGCGAACATCGCGGGCGACATTGACGAGCAGGATCTCAGCCGCATCTCGCTTGAGCTGCTGGAGTTCTTCGAGGCCGACAAGTCTTCGCGCTCTGAGTGGGAGGACATGTATGCCAAGGGGCTGGAATTGCTTGGTCTTCGCATGCAGGAGCGCACCCAGCCCTTCCGTGGAGCATCTGGTGCGGTGCATCCGATGCTCACTGAGGCGATTGTTCAGTTCCAAGCACAGGCCTTCAAGGAGCTGATGCCGGCTGGCGGCCCTGTTCGCACACAGACCATGGGCAAGGAGACCTTGGACAAGGTCCAACAGGCCTCCCGCGTGCAGGATTTCATGAATTACCAGATCACGACGGTGATGAAGGAGTACACGCCGGAGTTCGATCAGCTGCTTTTCTACACCGGATACGGTGGATCCACCTTCAAGAAGGTCTACTACGACACCCAGCGCGGCCGAATGGTCAGCAGACTGGTGCTTCCGGACGACTTGTACATCCCGTACCACGGTTCGAGTGTGATTTCCGAGTGCCGGAGACTCACGCACCGCATCGCCATGGACGCGAACGAGTTCAAAAAGCGCGTTTTTGCGGGTGAATACCTCGATCTCAACATCACTCCGGACAATGCGGGCCTCACAAACGACCAAATTGGCGCCACCGTCGATCGAATCACGGGAGTTCAGGCGACAAACGCCCCAGAAGAGCTGTCCTTGCTTGAATTTCAGGTCGATTTGGACATTCCGGGCTTCGAGGACGTGGATGAGAAGGGCGAACCGACCGGAATCAAGCTCCCCTACGTCGTCACACTGGACGAAACCGGCGGAAAAGTGGTCGGAGTGCGCAGAAACTGGGTTGAAAACGACCCCCTGAAGCTGCGTCGCGAGTTTTTTGTCCACTACATACTTGTAGAGGGCCCCGGCGCATACGGTTTGGGCTTTGTTCACCTGATCGGCAACCTTTCCAAGGCCGCCACGAGCGCATTGCGTCAACTTTTGGATGCTGGAACGCTCGCAAACCTGCCGGCGGGCTTTAAAGCGAAGGGCGCCCGCATCGCGGACGACAGTAACCCGATCCAGCCCGGCGAGTGGCGAGATATTGATGCGGGCGGCGCCGAGTTGAGCAGCAGTTTGCTGCCGCTGCCCTACAAAGAACCGAGCCAGACGCTGTTCGCGTTGCTGGGCTTTACGGTAGACGCCGGGAAGCGCTTGGCAAGCACCGCAGACATGCAGGTAGGCGACGGGAATCAGCAGGCTGCGGTGGGAACGACCGTCGCACTGTTGGAACGAGGCTCGATGGTGATGTCCGCCATCCACAAGCGCCTGTACTACTCGCAGACGCAAGAGTTCGAGATGCTGTTCGCGGGCTTCGGCGAGTTCCTGCCCGATGAATATCCGTATGATGTCCCCGGCGCATCGCGCTGCGTCAAGAAGTGCGACTTCGACAACATGGTTTCCGTGTTGCCGGTCGCCGATCCGAATATCTTCTCCGCTGCACAGCGTATCGCACTGGCGCAGACCCAGCTGCAGCTTGCACAAAGCGCCCCGAACATGCACAACATGTACGAGGCGTACTACCGGGTGTATGCGGCGCTGAATGTCAGGGACATCGACGGCATCCTGAAGGTCCAGACCAACCAGATGCCGAAAGACCCCGCCAGCGAGAACATCGACGCGGTGGACAACAAGCAGCTGAAGGTATTCGCAGGCCAGCAGCACGACGCTCACATTGCTTCGCACTTGATGATGGGCATGTCGCCCCTGATTCAGGCCAATCCGTTGGCCGCCAGCGAGCTGCAGAAGCACGTCCTCGACCACATCAAGATCAAGGCCGAGGAAGACGCCGAAGCCGAGCTGTTTGCGCAGTATGGCGTGGATCCGGACAAGATGATCTCCAGCATGCAGCGTGAGGCGTTGGTTGCCCTCAAGGTTGCGCAGTACATGATGGAGGTTAAGCAGTTGCAGAACGAGCTCTCTGGTCAGGGTCAGGCCCCGGTAGATCCAGTGGTTCAGCTCAAGCAGCAGGAGCTGCAACAGCGCGCAGCAAAAGACGCACAGGACGCCCAGCTCAAGCAGCAGGCCTTGGCCAACGAGCAGATGCGTATACAGGAAAACGCCCAAGCCAACGACGCGCGCATTGAGTCGCAAGAGAAGATCGCAGCGCAGCGTACCGAGGTGGCACGCGAAAGAATCTATGCACCGCGAGGGTAAGCACATGCCGTTGAAGAAGGGCAAAAGCCAGAAGACCATCAGCAAGAACATCGGCGAGATGATGGGTTCCTTCGAGAAGAAGGGCACCATCGGAACAAGCGCTCCCAAGAGCAAGAAGGCTGCACAGAAACAAGCAGTTGCTATTGCATTGAAAAGTGCGGGAAAATCACGCAACATGAAGGATGGTGGTCCCGTAATGATCGTTAAGAAACGCGACGGCAACCGCCCCGTCAAGATTTATTAAAAAGCCTTCCAGACAGTGGCTACAAACTGTCTGCCTCATGGGTAATAACCATGCTTGAATTTGCAGAGCGATTGCTCCGCGATATCAAACTACTTGAGAAGGACACCGAGTCACTCGTGTTGAGTGGCACGCTGCCTGACATGGAGCGATATCGCTTCCTCATGGGGCGACTGGAAGGTATTCGACTGTCGGAGGACATTATTCGACAGCGGCTCAAGAAACATGCCGAAGAGTAACCAACCAAAAGGAGTACCCATGGAGACAGAAAGAAAACTGACAGCGCTTGAGCAGAAGTGGCAGGAACAGCAACAGCAGCCTGCTGTCGTGCGCCCCTCCCTTGAGCAAGCCATCACAGAAGACGGAAAAGTCGATGAAGCAGCGCTTCAGGGATCCGTTTTCGACATGATCCCCAAGCCCACAGGTTGGCGATTGGCCATTCTTCCCTATCGTGGCAGCAAGACATCGAAGGGAGGCATTCTGTTATCTGACGAGACACAGAAGCGCACCCAGCTTGCGACCAACGTCGGGTACGTGTTGCGGATGGGCGAGCTGGCCTATGCAGACGAAAGCAAGTTCCCGAACGGCCCGTGGTGCAAGACGGGTGACTGGGTAATCTTTGGCCGGTACGCAGGCTCGCGGATTCAAATCGACGGCGGAGAGATCCGTCTTCTTAACGACGACGAGATTCTTGGGGTAGTAAACGACCCTGAAGACATCTTGCATATGTGAGGAGAAAACAATGGCTGACGATCAATACGAACTTCAATTCAACATCGGCGAAGACGAAGAAGAAGCCACTGTCATGATGGATCAGGACGGCAGCAAGGCATCTGTCGTCAAGCAAGAGGATCTTCAGGTCGAACAGGAAGAGCCCCATGCTCAAGCTGGTCGACATGATGCGCCTGACGCCGAGGACTTGGATCAGTATTCAGAGAAGGTCAAAAAGCGCATCGACAAGCTGACGGCTCGGCTACGCGAACATCAGCGTCGTGAAGAAGCGGCAATCGAGTACGCTCGAAGTGTGCAAAAGAGCAACGAAGAGCTGCAGCAGCGCTACAACCAGACCAATGTCGCCAGAATGGGTGAGGCCAGAGGCCGATTGGACACCCAGATCATGGCGCTCAAAAACGTCATCAAGCGGGCCCGTGAAGAGAATGACATCGACACGGAAACCGAAGCCCAGCAGCGGCTCACCACTGCACTGTGGGAGCAGCAGAAGCTGCTTGAGACGGAGAGACAGGCCAAGGAACAGCCCGTTGTTCAACCGCAAGCCGCCGCCCCGCAGCCTGTTCAGCGCATGCCGGCGCGGGTAGACGTGAAGGCGGAAGAATGGGCGGAGCAGAACCCTTGGTTTGGGAAAGACATTGTAATGACCAATACCGTCCGGGGCATCCATGTCGAACTGGTCAAAAATGAAGGATTTGACCCATCTTCGGATGAGTACTATGATGAGATCAATCGTAGGATGCGTAATTTATTTCCGCAGCGCTTTCAAGGGGCACAAAACCCCCAAGAAGAGGCTGCGCCACAAACCAACAGAAGCGCCCGATCCGCGTCAACGGTCGCTCCTGCTACCCGGTCATCCGGGGTTAACTCTACAGCGCGCCGCATGATCAGGTTGAAACCTAGTGAGGTTGCAATTGCGAAGAAACTAGGGGTCCCGCTTGAAGAATATGCCAAATACGTGAAAAGGTGATCACATGAGCGACAATGACATTTCAGTACCGAAACTTACTCGTACTCCTCGCGGTAGCGAATCTCGCGAAAAAGCCGCGCGTCGTAAGCCATGGGCACCGCCTTCCCGTCTGGACGCACCCCCTGCACCAGATGGATACAGGCACCGCTGGATCCGGCGAGAAGTCGCTGGGCATGATGACAGGATGAATGTCTCCGGAAAATTGCGCGAAGGCTATGAACTGGTCAGAGCCGACGAGTACCCTGAGTTTCAGGGCAGCTCTGTCGAGGACGGCAAGCATGCTGGCGTGATTGGAGTAGGCGACATGGTCCTTGCCAGAATCCCCGAAGAAACAGCGGAAGAGCGTAGAGCGCATTATCAAAAGCGTACCCATGATCAGATACGAGCTGCGGACAACGATTTGCTGAAGCATAACAGTCATTCTTCTATGCGGATCAATGCTCCCGAACGGCACTCTAAAACCACTATCGGTGGCCCCCGTGATGGGACCAACGATTAAATAAAGGAACGCTATCATGGCAAACGTAGACAAAGCATTTGGCCTGCGTCCGCTTGGTAACCTCTCCGCCACTGGCGCTCAGAAGCAGTACGGCTATGAGATCGCTGACAACCAGTCTGGTGCGATTTACCAAGGTGACCTCGTCACTCTCTCCGGCGGTTACGTCGTAAAATATGACGACACGCTGCATACTGCAGCGCTCGGCGTATTTAACGGCTGCAACTACACCGATCCCACCACGGGCAAGCCTACTTGGAAGAACTTCTATCCGGGTTCCGTCAACATCACGTCCGGCGTTATTACCGCTGACGTGGTCGATGACCCGAATCAGCTGTTCCTCATTCAGGCGGATGAAGACGTTGTACAGGCAGACGTTGGCTTGAACGCCAAGATCGCCTATGCAGCAGGCAGCTCCACCACAGGCGTATCCGGCACCGAGTTGGATTCTTCCACTATTGCCAACACCGCAACACTGGTGTTGAAAATCGTGGGCTTCTACAACAGCCCCAGCAACGAGCGTGCTGTAAATCACGTCGATGTTGTGGTTAAAATCAACACTCACCTGTATGGCAGCACCGGCGTTGCCAATACAGCGCCGTAATAGGAGCTAACCATGGCTATTTCACGCGCTCAACTTGTTAAAGAGCTGGAGCCCGGCCTGAACGCCCTGTTCGGCATGGAGTACAACAGCTACGAAAACGAGCACGCCGAAATCTACGACATCGAGACCTCTGACCGTGCGTTTGAAGAAGAGGTAATGCTGTCTGGTTTTGGTGAGGCTCCCGTGAAGACTGAAGGTGCCGGCGTTGCATACGACGATGCACAGGAAGTCTACACCGCTCGCTACACGCACGAGACCATCGCACTGGCGTTCTCGCTGACTGAAGAGGCCGTAGAGGACAACCTCTATGACCGTCTCTCCGCCCGCTACACCAAGGCACTGGCTCGTTCGATGGCGCAGACCAAGCAGATCAAAGGCGCTGCAATCCTGAACGGTGCTTTCACCACCTCCACGGGTGGCGACGGCAAGCCGCTCTGCGCCACTGACCACCCCACGCTGAGTGGTCCGGATCTGCGCAACGAGCTGTCTGTTTCTGCCGACCTGTCAGAAACCTCCTTGGAGCAGGCTCTGATCGACATCGCCGCGTTCACCGATGAACGTGGCCTGAAGATCGCAGTGCAGGGCCTGAAGCTCATCATCCCGAAGGAGCTGCAGTTCACTGCTGATCGTATTCTGAAGTCCACGCTCCGCGTTGGCACTGCAGATAACGACATCAACGCCATCCGCAACATGGGGATGATCCCGCAGGGCTATTCGGTCAACCATTACCTGACTGACCCGGATGCCTTCTTCATCATCACCGATGCTCCGAACGGCATGAAGATGTTCCAGCGTGTAGCGATCAAAACCGGCTTTGAAGGTGACTTCGATACCGGCAACGTCCGCTACAAGGCCCGTGAGCGCTACAGCTTTGGCTTCAGCGATCCGCGCGGCATCTTTGGCTCGCCCGGCACCCCGTAAGGGGTACAGAAAGAGGGGGACTTCGGTCCCCCTTTTTTTTTCTGGGGATTGCTGTATAGTTTGAAAAACCCCGGAACATTCTGGGTGGCAGACGGCCCGGGCCGACTTCATGCAGACTGCCGCCTCAAACTCGCATGAGAGGAATATGCAATGGCTAATACCACCTTTTCGGGTCCCGTCCGGTCGCAGAATGGCTTCCAGAGCATCTCGATTGACTCGACCACCGGCACTGTTACGGTACTGAGCAACGCGGGTCTGGCTCCGGTTGCACTGCCCAACGCAAACACTACGATCACCACGGCTGCCAATTCTGGCGTCATTAACATCGTTGCCGACGTTTCTGCTGACCGCACTTACACCCTGCCTACTCCGGTAGCTGGAGCTGTATTCAACTTTATCTACGGCGGCGGCGCAGCTGATGGCCACGATGCCATCTTCACCACTGGTTCGGACCTGCTGTATTTCGTGGGCGGTGTAACCTTCTTTGACACGGACACCTCGTCGCAACCGTCTGTGGTGTTCTCCGATGGCAACTCCAACAGCAAGCTGCAGGTCAATCTGCCTGCTGCCATGAACATCACGTTTGTCGGCACCAGCGCAACGACCTATCAGGTCTACGGCACTGTCGTGAGCACTACTGCACCGACCTTTGCTGACCAGTAAGGGGGAGCCATGAGCTTCAGTAATATCCAATCGGTGACCAAGACAGCAGATGCGTCTGCTGTGGTTGGGCGCACTCGGGTGGTGGGGGTGTACTTCACCTGCACCAACACGGCAGCGTCTTTCGTCTTGAAAGACGGCACCACGTCAGCAGGCACGGGCAAGATGACAGTTACGACTCCGGCAGCTGCCGGGGCGTACGACATCATCATTCCGGACATGGGCATCTTGTTCGAGAGCGGGGTGTACATTGATGTCAGCAGTGCTGAAGTGACCAGTGTGACCCTGTTGTTTGAAGGTGGAGCGGCTGCCTGATGGCGACCAAGAGCAAGGGCATGGGCATCAAGACCTCGGTCAAGAGCGGTAATTTCCGCCCGACCAAGTCTGGCGCGGGCATGACGGAGAAGGGCGTGGCGGCATACCGCCGCGCCAACCCCGGCAGCAAGCTCAAGACAGCGGTGACCGAGGACAAGCCCTCCCCTGCTCGCGCCAAGCGCCGCAAGTCGTTTTGCGCGCGCTCGGCCGGCCAGATGAAGCAGTTCCCAGAGGCAGCGAAGGATCCCAACAGCCGGCTTCGGCAGGCTCGACGCAGGTGGAAGTGCTGATGAAAAAGGCCGCTCCCAAGAAGTCAGGTGTCAACGCTGCGGGTAATTACACAAAGCCGGCACTTCGGGAACGCCTGTTCAACCAGATCAAGGGTCAAGCTGTTCAGGGCACCCGCGCAGGACAGTGGAGCGCACGTAAGGCGCAGCTGCTGGCCAAAAAGTACAAGGAAGCCGGAGGAGGCTATCGTGATTGACATTGAAGCGTTTCGTATCAAAGACGGGCCGAAAAGAGATTTGTCAAACGTCCCTGTCTACCCAATGATAAACGGGCATGCGTCCGTGTGTGCAATCCACGATGAAGGTCCATGTACCTGTGGCACTGAAGAAGAGCTGAATGACTTGGCGTTTGAAGAGGCGGGGTTGAGTAAAGAGGACTTTGAGTGAAAAAGCCTCAAGAGTCCCTGAAGAAGTGGACGGACCAGAAGTGGCGTACCAAGTCCGGCAAGCCGTCAAGTAAGACCGGGGAGCGCTACCTGCCAGAGGCCGCGATCAAGGCACTGACCCCTGCAGAGTACGCGGCCAGCTCTCGCAAGAAACGAGAAGACACGCGCAAGGGAAAGCAGTTCTCCAAGCAGCCTAAAAAAATCGCAAGCAAAGTGCGTAGCTACAGGAGCAAGTGATGAAGAGCAAAATGAAGATGGTCGAGAAGGACGGCAAGAAGGTTCCGGCCTTTGCTGCTGATGGCGTCGGCAAGATGAAGAGCGGCGGCGCAGTAAAGAAAGGCTATCATCGCATGCCTGATGGCAGTGTGATGAAGGATTCGGCGCACAAAAAGGCGACGGGCATGAAAAAAGGTGGCATGGCCTCCGATAGCATGGGCCGTGCTGTGAAACGTAAAACTGCGGACGTTAAAGGCCGCGCTATGAAGACGAGAGGTAAGTAAAATGGCTGGACGTGGAATGGGTGCCGCTACCAAAGGCGGCGGCTGCGTTGAGAAGGGCCCCAAGAACCGCATGGTCTCCGAGACCAGCAAGAAGACGGGTCCCGTCATGATGAAAAAAGGCGGCATGGCTATCAATCAGCACAAGAAGATGGCGATGGGCAAGATGGGCGGCGGCATGGTCAGGAAGTACCGCAAAGGCGGCATGGCGTGTGACTGATGGCTACTTCAGGAACGACGGATTTCAACCTCAGCATAGACGATCTTGTTGAGGAGGCGTTTGAGCGCTGTGGCATGCGGATGACCGCAGGCTACCAGCTTTCGTCTGCCCGTCGTTCCCTGAATCTGCTATTCCTCGACTGGGCAAACAGGGGCCTCAACCTGTGGACCATCGAGGAGGCCACGTACGCGCTGGTGCAGGGCAGCCGTGAGCTGACGCTGCCGACGGACACGGTGAACGTCCTGTCTGCCGTCATTCGATTGACGCAGCAGGGACAGCAGACGGACATCACCATCGATCGTATCAGCCGCGAGGACTATCTGGATCTGCCGGACAAGCTGACACAGGCGCGTCCGGCACAGTACTACGTTCAGCGAGCCAACCCGACTAAGGTGTTTCTGTACCCCGCAGCGGATCAGGTCTACACCTTCGTGTACTACCGCATCCGTCGCATTCAAGATGCTGGGGGCTACAGCAATACGGCTGACGTGAACTTCCGCTTCCTGCCGTGTTTGGCATCAGGGCTTGCCTATATGCTGTCCTTGAAGTACGCCCCGGATCGCACAGGCGCGCTGAAACAGATCTACGAGGAGGACTTCCAGCGCGCTGCACTGGAAGACCGAGATACGGCCAGCGTCCAGTTTGTTCCGGACTTTGGGGTGTGAAATGGCTTTTGCGACAGGCAAGTTCTCCTACGGCCTATGCGATTTTTGTGGACAGCGTTATCCGTACACTGTGCTGCGAAAGAACTGGCGCGGTTTCATGGTATGTCCTGATGACTACGAGCCGAAAGAGCCCCAGCTTGATCCGCTGCGGTATCGTGGAGACGCCATTGCATTGCGTAATCCGCGACCAGATCGCATCGAGCCGGTTGTGGTCTACCTTGGTGTCCCAGCAGATTCAGCGTTCCAGAGTATAGGCAGCGCATCCAACACCGTTGACATGCGGCCGTTCCCGCAGCAAAACGCGGTACAGGGTGTGGGTCAAATAGGCCGCGTGACGATAGTGGTGAGCTGATGACATACGACGAACTGGTCACAAACATCCGAAATTACACCGAGGTGAACAGCAACGTGTTCACCAACGCGGTGATCAACACGTTCATCACCATGGCCGAGAACCGGATCCTGCGTGACATCGATCTGGACGTGTTCAAAAAAGAATCCACTGGCACGATGACCAGTGGCAACAAGTTCTTGAGCGCGCCGAGCGACATTTTGACCCATCGGTACATGATGATCACGAACTCCGGAGACCAGATCTTCTTGGACTTCAGGGACACGTCGTTCATGAAGGAGTACTGGGCAGACGGCTCTGAGACGGGCGTGCCGAAGTACTACTCGGTCTGGGACCAGAACACCTTCTACGTGGCGCCTACGCCGAACAGCAATTACTCGGTTGAGCTGGGCTACATTTACAGGCCGGCGCAGCTGTCCTCGACCAATCCGACCACGTGGATCAGCAACAATGCTCCCGAGGCTCTTCTGTATGCCTGTCTGATTCAGGCCTACAGCTACACGAAGGGCCCCACTGAAATGCTTGCTTTCTTTGACGCCAGCTACAAGCAGGCGATACAGGGTCTGGGCATCGAACAGCAGGGTCGCCGTCGCCGAGACGAGTACCGAGATGGTATGATTCGCCTACCAGTTCCTTCTGCCTCACCGGGGCCATAAACCATGTTCAGTATCGTCACAGGCGCAAAGTTGGGAGATGTCAAAGCCACCTCCGTGTCGGGAAGGGGCTTCACTCCCGAAGAAATAGCCGAGCAGGCACTGAACAAGATCATCTCGGTTGGCGGCAACTGCCACCCGGTCATTCGAGATCAGGCCGAGGCGTTCAAAAATGATATTCGTGGCGTGCTGGTCCACTACATGCACCAAGCTGTCAGGTCCAACCACACTACGCTGGCAAACCGTTTCCGCGCCGCAGGGCACCCGGAACTTGTGAAACTACTGGAGAGCTGAAATGGCTATTTCTATCACAACCGCAATGCCCACCAGCTTCAAAGTTGAGCTGCTCAAGGGCGTACACAACTTCACCGCCTCGACGGGGGACACCTTCAAAATTGCTCTGCTGAAAGCAGTGGCAGCAGGCTCCGGCACGTTCGGTGCTGCAACCACCAACTACAGTGATCTTGGCACTGACGAGCTGGGTAGTGGTAGCGGTTACACCACGGGCGGCAACACGCTGACTTCGGTGACCCCGGTTGCTGATGGCACTACGGCGATCTGTGACTTTGCAGATACCACGTGGAGTGCTGCCACTTTTACCACGTGCGGTGCGCTGATCTACAACGACACCGATGCGGGCGCAGCTTGCGCCGTGTTGAGCTTTGGTGGTGACCAGCAGGTAAGCTCCGGGGATTTCCAGATCCAGTTCCCTGCCGCTGCCGCTGCTACGGCCATTATCCGTATTGCGTGAGGCCTGACCCGTGGCAGCTACCACCTACGACAAGGGTTGGGGAGAAGGTGGCTGGGGCATAAATGGCTTTGGCGGGATAGCTCCTGCCTACGTAGTTGACGGGGTTGCAGCTACTGGTGCGGTCGGTACTGTCGTCCTGCAGATCAGCTCGAGTGTCACTCCCACGGGCGTTCAGGGCGTGGGCGAGATCGGCGGCTTTGTTGTCCAAGTAGACGACATTGTTATCCCGATTGGCATTGAAGGTGTCGGCGCAGTTGGCACGACATCCATCAAGGTCTTCAAAAACGTCACGCCAACTGGTGTCGAAGGAACTGGGGCGGTCGGCACCGTCCTCATCGCGGTAAACGACACCGTCATCCCCACGGGGGTTTCAGGCACTGGCGCAGTTGGCGACGTTGTCCTGCAGATCGACAGCAATGTCACCGCCACCGGCGTTGCCGGCACAGGCGCAATCGGTACCGTCGTCCTTGCATACGACGCAGATGTCACCCCTACGGGGGTCGAGGGCACTGGTGCAGTTGGCACTGTAGCGCTGGCGATCAACCTCACCCTCGTGGTTACAGGCGTCTCTGCCACAGGTAATGTCGGTACTGTAGCAATTGAGGTCGATGACGCCGTAGTGCCCACTGGCGTTGCTGGCGTGGGGGCAGTGGGACAGGTTAGGATACGAGGGTGGACCGAGGTCAACGACGCCCAGAACGCGAACTGGATTGAAGTAAATGACGCTCAGACCCCGAACTGGGTCGAGGTAGACGTGGCGGCTTGAGGAATAAAACATGGCGACTTACACGAACGATCTACGACTGAAAGAGATCGCAACGGGCGACGAATCAGGCACTTGGGGCACAAGCACCAATACCAACCTGTCCCTGATTGCTGACGCGTTCAGCCTTGGCACTAAGCAGATGGCCGCGAATGCGGACGAGACCTTCACGATGCCGGATGCTACGGCGGACGGCACTCGCTCGCTGTACTTGAAGATCACCTCTGCAGTGTCCTTGACCGCCACGCGCACCGTGACGCTGGCGCCGAATACGGTGTCCAAGGTCTGGATCATCGAGAACGCTACCACCGGCAGTCAGTCGATTACGATTGCGCAGGGTTCTGGCAGTTCGGTGACTGTAGCTACAGGCACAAAGGCTATCGTCGTCACCGACGGTGCAGGGGCGGGTGCGGCGGTCACACTGGCAAACCCTACGGTGAGCTTGGCTACTGGAGTTACGGGCACACTGCCAATCGCTAATGGCGGTACAGGCACAACATCAACCACGTTCGTAAACCTTGCCACAAATGTCACAGGCACCCTCCCCGTAGCCAATGGCGGCACAGGAGCCACAACGCTCACTGCCAACAACGTAATCCTCGGCAACGGCACGAGCGCAGTTCAGTTTGTAGCACCGGGCAGCAGCGGCAACGTCCTTACCTCGAACGGCACCACATGGCAGTCAACAACCCCGGCAGCGACTGGAGCCTCCAAGGGCCAAGCCATCGCTTTCGCAATGATCTTCGGTCTCTAAGGAGGAACTTCCGTGGCTAACCCCAACATTGTCAACGTCGCCGCGATCTACGGCAACACCAGTACGACCCTGATCTCGTCCACTGCTGACCCGTTTGCAACGGCTCTTGTGAACAACGCTGCGTCCAGCGGCAAGGTCTACAAGATCAACTCCATCGTAGCGGCCAACGTCGATGGCACTTC